TTTCTGGTAGTACCACCAACAGTAACCTGTAACCAACAAGGCAAACCAAGTCTTTCTCCTGTTGTTGAATCAAAGTTTTTATTCCAAAAGATTGCTTTTCTGTATCCTTCCCACTGAGGTGATTTTTTATCATTACTCTGATAGGCATCGGCAAAGATTGTATTACCATCCCAAGATAAGAACGTTACATTTAAACCGCCTGAATCTGTTGTGATTTGTACGGTTTTAGGTTCCGAAAGAGGAGATAATTTACCATCCTTGACAAAAGCCCAACAAAGCTCATAATAACCAGTTGAGAGAGAGCCTGAGGTTGTTGCAATTGATAGAGTCTCAGCTGCTTGTATTGGTATTGTTGGAGATGGTATGTAGGCTTCAGCATAAACATTATCATAATCGACGCGCAAGCCATAGCTCTCATCGTGACGAGGTAAAATTGCTGTTGCTTTACCGTACGGAGGATAAGCACCGGAATTGTTATTGTACGGGTAATCTCTATGACCTAGATACAAAAGCTCAGCGCAATCTTCAGGCAGCTGATAGTATCTTTTTTTAATCTTCCAGGTTGTAAGAGTTGCAGCAGTATCACCCTCGAAGGCTGTTGTTAAAAGTATATGTTTGTTATTGTCAATCCTTGAAATGATATACTCATTACTATTGATTTCAATCGGTGCACCTTCCCAATCATCAACAGAATCAAGTCGACCAATAGAATGAGATAAAACAACTCTTCTATCTCCATTCGTTACGGATATAGTTACAGCAGCTCCAGCCGAAAACTCAGTATCAGTATCACTGGTAATGTCAGGAAGAAAATCAATGAAATCAATTTTGGTTGCAAAATTCCATCTCTTCATTGACCACAAAGCATAATAAGCATCATTGAGGAGCTCATCGAGCTGGTCATTGAATTGCTGTAATTCAGGAGAATAATCTGTAATGTTTTTTACTTTTTGTCTAAGAGCTATCAAATTCATTTTATCTCCAAAATAAAAAAAGGAGGTCGAGTATGCCCCCAACCTCCTCTAGTGTATATCAGTATCTAATTAACAGAAAGAATTGATAATGTAAACATCCGCTTTGTTAGCAGTATCAGCTTCAAGAGCAAGAGCTACAATTGGAAGAAGATTGAACGTAGCAGCTCCACCTTCATTAACAGCAGTAGTACGAACTTCAAGTCGACCAGCTGTTGATCCAATTTGTAACAAAGATCCCTTTGCAGTTGTGCCGCTTACGTCAGCACCTTCAAAGTATCCACCAATACAAACTTTTACTTTCTCTCCAGCAGCAGCAGCACCAAAAGCGATACCAACAGGAAAAGAAGTATCAGCAGCATCAACATCAGCAGGAAGAACATACAGAGCTCTATCTGAATCAGTTTTAGCAGCATCAAGAGAAACAGTTTGACCAGCAGTAATCGCAGAAGTCGCAAGAAAATACTCATATTGAGCGCGATTCATTGTTTCCTTGTTAGCTGAATCCAATCGTTGAATTAAGTTTTGAGTAGCCATATCAGCCTCCTAAATTTAGTATGCGTCACCGTCAAAGATAACAACGTTAGAGCCTAAGTGATCAGCAATCAACTGCATCTTGACATATAAGTCAGCAGCTCGAGCAACCGTACCAGAAACCTTTTCAAAAGGAGATACAGCAAAATCACAATCTTTGTGGAAAATCATTTTGATAGCATCAAAGTTGAGCATATAACCAGACAACGGACCAGCACCAAAATCAGTAGAAGTGTAAGAAGTACCAAGATAAGTATCTTGCTCAACAACAGCACCACCAAAAGCAAGCACCATACGACCGGCATCAAGAGTTTTTTCATCGATATAACGCTCTTGAGCAAAGAGAGAACGACGATAATTCGCCATAGCATTCTCACTCATAATAACGCAATTGATTTGTCCCATAGGAGCAACAGAACCAGCTTTGATCGATCCTTGTTGCATCAATCGAATTCCGTTCGTACCAAAAGCACCTTGTACATCAATCGCTTGATTTTGCCAACCAGTTGTAGAAGAGTAAGTTGCTTTTGAAATACCACCAACAGTATTGTTTTGGTTACCACCAGCAGCAATCTCAGCTTCTAAAAATCCACCAGTTTGGAAACCATTAAGCGTATTTACATCAGTAAGAACAGTTGAAGATCCGTCAAGAATTTGCTTATTCAGCTCACGTCTCAACATTCCCATAACAGAACGCATACGAGCTTCAACGATCTTTACGATAGCAAGCTCACCTTTATTCTCTGTCTCCTCTTTACGAGTGATAACGATAGGAGCACCGAAATCAGCCCAATTGTAAACAGCTGGTTGCATAACGTCTTTTACAGCAAGATTCATCGGTTCATATCCAGTAGTGAACTGAGAAATTGTACTGTGCTCCTCAAGAGCAAGTGGACGTTGAATTTTAATACCGCCATCTTCATACTCAACACCGCCAAGTCTTTTGGCATTGTCAAGGAAGGCGACCTTTCTAAATAATTCGTCAACCTCTCCATCTCGAATAGAGTAAAGGGTTGACGAGAGTAATTCATTTGAAATAGCCATAGCTATAACCTCTCATTAAAGTTTAAAATAATCATTATCATTGACGTGCTTCAAAGAAGTGTCGAGTTATCTCAAGATGTTCTCGAAATGAGAGGCTCAAGATTTATCAAAGTATAAAGCAAATTATAGAAATTGACAAGTGTTTTTATCTCGCTCAAGGACCAGCTCTTTAAACAAAGCCTCTCCAGGACACAAAGAAGAGCCTAATTCTCTATGACCATACACATCAAACCAGGATAACTCATATTTCTCAAGCAGCTCCTCAATCAAACCAAACAAACCAGGAGTACCTTCGATACCAAACTTCTGAGGATCGGTAACAGGTTCAATCTCAAAGTTTCCAGCAACACAAATACCAATCGAACCAGTATTATGATTTTTGCAGTGAGCTCCTGTTTTGTTGAGAGCTCTTCCTTTATTGACAGAGCCATCAGGATAAATGACAAAATGATAACCAATACCAGACCAGCCTCTTTCTTTGTGCCAACGATCTATTTTTTCCACAGTAGTAACAGCACTACCAGAGGCAGAATGATGCACAACTATTTTGTTTATGTGCCTCATTTGCGCTCCTGTTGTGCTTTGTGCCATTGATAAGCCTCAACCGCGCTTCTAAACTTTGGAGTCCCCTTTGGAGCTGTTGAGCTACCTGTACTTGTTTTGTTGAGCGTACTTCTTCTGCTCTTCTTTTTAGCTGCTTGATCAGATCGTATCTTTGCTGCTTTCTCAGAGTCAATACGACCCCTAACAATCCAGTAAGCATCTTCAAGCCTCAGCTCTTCTCGTTGCTGCATCAATTCATAAATAGGAAAACGATACTCATCATCAGTAATCTCAGGATGCGACGTTTTAAATTGTTGGAGCTCAACTTGCCTTCTCTCCAACTGTACTTTTTCTTGAGCTGGCTTAAGCATATCTTGGAGCATCAAAGCAGCTTGTTTTTTGATCTCTGCTTTCATTCCCTCCTCAGTATATATATCGTGCTCATCATCAGTAATATATCGCTCTGTTTCAGATAAAACCGGGTTATTAATTGCAAGCTCTTGTTGTTCTCTCAGAGCTTCAACTTGTTGCTCAAGCTGTTTCCTCATCTCAGCAAGCTCCTGAGTTTTACGAGTATATGATGCTCTCATATTTGCGATATGTTTTCGAACTTCTTCAGGAGTATGTTCGAGCCATTCGTGCAGAGGTTTCATCCCTTTATGTTGAGCCTCTTCTTCAAACTCAGCAAAATCTTCTTCTGTTAGTCCCATCAAATCATCAATAGTAAGAAGCTCTTCTTCAGGCAAATCTTCTGTTTCTACTTCTTCTAATGTTTCCTCTTGAGCAACCTGCTCTTCATTTGTTTCTTCAACTTGTACTTGTTCTTCCATACTTGCCTCTTTTTTTCTTGTGTTGTTGTTGTTGAGATGCTTTGATTGCTTTGAGTCTCTTCTCAGCATCTTTTTTATTTGGATGATAGCCCTTAACGTTCTCTATCTTCCAACCTCTTGGAGTCTGATATATCGGCATTATTTTGCAACGCCTCCTTTCGTTCCTGTGGTTTTTTTGGGTCCTCCTGGACTCCAAAGTTTTTTACAAGCCCAGTACGATGCAGAGAGCTTACTTTTGCGTTGATCACATTTATGACGAGCACGAAAAGAACGACGTGCAGAAGAAGAATAATTATGACCATACCCAGAAGCACCAAAGTGAATAACGCGCTCTTTTCCATCTTCACAACCCTTTACAACCATTTTCTTCTCAGGTTTCGGAGATCTCTTTGGTTTGTTGCACTTCATCTTTGATTTATCGAGTCGTTTCATTTTCTTCTCTTGTGTTGATATGAGATTTTTTTGGAGCTGGTCTTTTCACCCTTGAATCTTACATCCTACTCATAAACATTTTATCCATCTCGTCAGAGGTAGGCATTGATACTTCTTCTTCCATCTCTTCTTCAGTCTCCTCTTCAAACTCAGGAGGAGGATTCTGCAAAAACTTTTTGAACTCTCTATCTTGAGAAAGCTTTGTAATTTTACCGGCTAAGAGCATAATACTTCTGTCATCAGTTATATCCTCAAGCTCAAAATCCATCTCCTCATCAAGATCACCAGAATCAACCGCATAATTTACAGCAGCTTGGAACATCCCGATAACTCGTACAAACTCATTTGGAAAAACCTGTATATCCTCATCAAACATAGGATAATCAGGAGTTTGCTCAAACAATGGTAATAATCTGTTTGCAGCAGTAACAAGATTGTTGAGAGCCTTTTTTGAGAACTTACCTCGAGGAGCAAGCTGATTGTACATATCTTCATCAATCTCCTCAGCTTTACCAATCTCTATCGACAAGTCAAGCTCTTGAGGTTCTCCACTCATACCGAGCATTTTCATTTCTTCTTTATTCATAGCCATTACAGCCTCCTAAATTTTATCACTCCAAAGAGTATCGGTTTTTCCAGATTTTATATCTTCAGTAGGAGCAAGCTCAACAGCAGCCTCTTGCTTACTCTTTCCATCTTCTATAGCATTATTATATCTTGCAATATATTGATCTTGCTCAGAAATTCTATCTTTTATCTTTTGTGTTTTATCGTCCCAAAAATGAGGAGCAAGATCCGCCTCGCAAACAAAACCTTTCTTCTCCATTATTTTTTGCTCAGCAGCTGGAGAGTCGACATGCTTACCAAGAGCTTTCGAGTAATACCCGTCAACGCCATATCGATGAGTTTTACTAGTTGAGTCAAGAGCGAAAACAGATATTTTTGCTATCCAATTTACATCTGAGCAATTATCACAAGTAGTTTTTTCCTCATTTATCAGGATTTCTCTTTGGTGAAGAGTGAGCAACTCAAAGAAAAGCTCCTCCTGATAATGATTGCAGGTTTTACATTTAAACATGTATATAGGCATTATCCTCTCCCTTGTAATACTTGAGCGAGCTGCTCAGCAGGTAACTCACCACCAGCTCCAATCTCTCTTTGTTCTTCTGGTGGTGTTGTTGGTTGGATAGGAGATTGAGGTTGAGCTTCTTCTTCCAGGAAGTCTCGAGGCAGATCATACAATCGAACAATCTCCTCTTTTACCTTGCTCATCGGAACACCTAACCCCTGAAGAATAGGCAGAAGCTGCACAAGATTGTTTTTCTTGATTGCTTCGGAGAGAGGAGTGCTGGACTGGTCAAGAGCAACAATCTTAAATTTTGCATCTAAATCATCAGCAGTAATAATCTTTGGTACTCCGTTCACCTCGATTGTAGCAAGCTCATTTTCTTCAGCAAGGAGAGCAATCATTCTAAGATATACGAGAGCGATCTGCTCGATAGCTCCATCTCTTTCTCGAGCCAACTTACCAATCTCAGAAGCGGAGTATTGAGCCAGAGCTGTTATCTCTGTTGCTGTTGCTTTTGTTGCTTCTCCTCTCGAAAAAGGAGCCAAGATTGAGCCTCGATTTATATCCTGTTCGATATAGTTTTGATACCTATCGAAGTTAGTTGAGATAGGCTCAACACCAACCGAAGCAATCAAACCAGCAAGACTCTCCTCATCGACAGCAATCATAGCACCATCAACACCAGAAGTAATTTTTGCAAGAGCCTCCTCATCAAAAGACCCTTCTTTGTATAGGTATTGCCTCGAGTCTCTTCTTACTGCATTTGCCCAGTATGTTCTCAATATATTCTTCTCATAAAACTGGTCATACACTCGAGCAACAGCACTCAAGCCACACATTGGTTTTTCAGGTTTTTTCGAGTAGTACAATGGAACGATAGGAGAGAGAGGTTGATCATCATAGGTACGAAGAGGTATTTGTTCTCTGAGCAAGAGCTTCTCACCTTGAGCATAATTATGGGACCAAAAATAAACCTGGTCATATGCAAAATCATAGAGCTCAACAATCTTGATATACAGATAATCATCAGGCAGATCTTGTATTTTACCTGAGTATTTTTTATCAGCTGCTTTAAAATAATCTTCTTTGGGTATCGGATTAAACTTCTTATTACCAAATCTTTCTCGAGCCTGAGGCAAACTCAAATAATAGACGTGACCAGAAAACCGCTGAGAGCTCCAGCTGCTTGCATCCATATCAACTATAATCTCCCAACAAGGAAGAGCTCGTATTGAAACACGCTCAAGCAAATCATCAGATTGTTGAGGAGAGAACTTGAAGAATGAGCACGGATAAATCAAGCCGAGCCTCGAGCCGTTTTCAAGATGCTCACGTTTATCAAAGAGGAATCTATTTGCAACTTCTTGAGCAAGATCAGGAGTACCCTCAATCATAGCAGCATCTTTACCAACAACAACAGCAGGATTGCGAGAGAACAAAGAAGCAATAAAACCTTCTACATATGAGAAGCAATCTGCAGTCTCAACACGTATCATACTGGTGTTCACCTGAGATGCTGAAGAGCTCCAAAACTCATTCTCATAAACATCTCGATAACGCTTGAGGTTTGATCTCTCTTGTTTCCAGTAATCCTCATGTTCTGATAATATGGTTTGAATGAGCTTGATAATCTCTTTCTCGTTTTGTCTCGCCATCAGTATCTCCTATGTTCAGCAACTGAAGCCCCAGTATATTCTCTTATACTCTTGCTTCTTCTTGTTTTCAACCATCCAGGTAAAAAACTATCTGTTTTCAATCGTACCTTTTTGAGTGCTAGGTTGGCAAGAGCTAAGGCCATAGCATTATCACAGTGAGATTTTCCATTGTGACCAAATTTAACTAAACCATTGTCATCAATCAAAATAGATCTCAAATCTCCAACCGTCTCAGAGTCAAGCACGTTGATTCTTTTCGAGCGTATATCCTTGGCTAAATCCTCAAAAATCATAATCTTGTTGCTTGCATTTGTAGCAAAGTCTCTTCCCTTCTCATCCTTCCAGATATGCGAGTATCCAGAATGACGAAGCTCATTGAGAACAACCAATCCTTGAGTCATAGCTTCGACAAGCACAGTCGCTTTATTATACCTGATTGCGGCATTGACAATGTACTCAGCAAAATCTTCAGGTTTGATCGTGTTGCTCCGAAACTGGAGAACAACCTGGTTAGTTTTTTTGCTCATAATCACAAAAGCAGATTTATCGCGACCAACTCCAGCAGCTGCATCAGCACCAAGCGCATACTCATCATCCTCTTGAGGTTCAGCATAGGTAACCCACTGTTGACCGTCATAGGTTTGAACAATCGTAAGCTCTTGAAAATCAGCATACTCGAGGAGAGTTGAGCCAGTTGTTTGATAAGCCTCCTCAACTGTTGAAGGGTATTCTCTTACAAACTTTGATTTATTGGTTTGCGCGATCTTTGCACGTCTCCAACATAATTGCTCATCAGTGAGCTCAAATCTTCTCTTCAGCTCCTGCTCTTCTATCGTTGTTTTCCAGTCTCCAGTAAGAGATTTTTGATAGGTGGAATGTTTGAACCAAGCGAAGAAGAGAAAGCTCCAATCGTGATGCGAGTGCTCTTTATTTAAAAACTTACCAATCTCAGTATCAAGAGCATCTCCTGGAAAGTTGGCTGTTGATTCATAAATCAAAGTACCATCATTCACCGCAGACGTAGCAGCAGCCAGCAGCTCCTCAGGTTCTTTCGCAAACGCAAACTCAGATATATGCACCATTTCAGCAGTAAAAGAGCGCGTGGTACCATCAGCTCGAGCACTCATACCGAGTATCCTAGCTCCAGTCTCAAACTTGAGCTCAAGCTGATTGTTTATCTCGAGTCTGTTGAGAGCTTGAACTTCTCCAGGAAGAGAGTTGTAATAGGTGTGGTGCATCCTCATTATTTGTTTTGTCGCGTCGCTCTTGTGAGTGAGCACAACGATTGTAATTGGATGAACGGACGTAAAAGCTTTTGCAAACAACCAAGCAGATATACCAGTTGAAGCACCAACTTGACGAGGTTTCAAGATGATAACGCTTTTGCCAGTGTTGAGCTGCTCAATAATCTGCTCTTGCTCATCGTTGAGATGGAGAAAAGCTTTCTTTCCTCCTTTGGTGATGATAGTGAGTTTCTCAATAAACTCATCGAGATGCTTACTCAAAAAATCAAGAGCATTGAAATCAGGCATTGAGCCAATCCTGGAGACTCAAGGAGCTGCTCTGCTCAGTAATCTCTTCATATCGCTCAAGAATATATTTTGCCGCATCAACTCGAGCTTTCTCATTTTGTCCATCTCGGAGAATCTCAGATAAACACGAATGAGCATCCTTTATCAGAGCTTGTACTAATTCTTCTGGTGTTGTTTGTGTTGTTGCGAGACGGAGCGTTTTTTCTTTTACTTTTTGATCTTCGAGATAATCCTGGAAATCTTGTATTTTTGTCCAGCGGTGAACAGTAACGCGATTTACTTCAAGCATTTTAGCTATATCGGTTATCGTATGACCTCGAGCCAACATTGAAGCCGCCTGCTCTTGTTTGGGTGATAGGTGCATTTTTGTCTCCTGTTGCAATTTGTATCAGTGTAACATTTTTTATAACAAAAAAAAAACAGCTAGTCTCCGTTCCAGCTGTTTTTCCCCTGCTTGAGATCCTAAGATCTCAAACAACCCTCTTTGTAATCATAACAACAAATCACCTCTTTTGTAATCATTTTCCACAATAATGCGAGCATTCTCTTCCCATTTTTTACCATTGACAAGAGATAAGGCTTGACAGATAGCAACAAAGCTCGACATTTTGGGCTCGTGTTTATCATTCATATAATAGTAAAACAAACCAGTATCAACACCAGCTTTTTTGGCAAACCAGGCAACATCTTTATTTTTTGCGGTAAGAGTATCTCGTACATATTGCCAACCAGCTCGATAACGCTCCTGACCAAAAATCATCTCTCCTCCTCAATCCAGCGAAAGATTGTATCTCCAGTGTAATCTTTTTCGAAAACAATCCAAGCATATGATACAGCATTACCAGCTCCAAACTCTCCATTTTTACCGATGTTGATTCTGTAACTATACTGATAAACATATCGAGGAGGATGCTGAGAAAATATATCTTTGTAGCGTTGTTTTCCTTCTAGGTATCGAACAGGCAATAGAAAGAACAATCTTGAGCCAGAATGAATCCGATTCATTCCTGCATCAAAAAACTCACTAAACAAAGAATAAGGGGGGTTAGTTACTATTTCTCCACACCATCTTTTTGGATGATCAAGTTTATTTCTCACTTCTGCAGACATAAAAAGAGGAGAGATAAAATCGTGCTGCACAACTCCAGGAGCTCTCACAATCAAATCAGAGCTGAAAACATAATGACCAGCCTCTTCTAAAACATTTGAAATATGTTTCTCTCCAGCTGCACACTCCCAAAGACGATGCGACATTCTAATATTGTCTCTTTTGAGAGCAGCAAGGAAAGCTCTAACGTCCTTTGGATGAGTAGCGTAAAAATCATCCTTTGCTCTCTCCTCTCCAGTATGACTCGAGGAGCCTAATGTTTTGATGCTCATCTCTCCTCCAACATCAAAAACACCTCCGACCAAAGCAGAACGGGATCTTGATTTGTCTCCTCAGCAATAAGCTGAACAACCTGATAAGCGCGTAACAAAGTCGGATCGCTCCTTGTTTTCCAATAGTTTATCATCGAATGAGAAACTTTTGCTTTTTTAGCAAGCCAGGTTTTTGTCAATCTATTTTTTTTGAGCAGCTGCTCTAACCACATACCAAAATTCATTTTATTTTCTCCGAAATAGTATTCTTAATTGTCAATATTAGAAGTTTTGTATACCTAATTTCAAACGTCTCTTTTTCTGTTGCTTGACCGTTTTTATCTTGTACAGCTCGCTCTAATCTAAGAAGTTCTTGCTTTAATTTAAGAAGTTCTTGTTTCATCGCTGATGAATAATCAAGTGGTTCAGCAATTTTTAATTTGGGATTATAAATCTTACCGTTTCCATCTCTATATATATTTTTCATTTTTCCTCCAGGATAGAATTGCAGTAAAAGAATAATCCTTTCTTAATTTATTTACAAGTTTTTTTGTATAAAACTGAAATAATACTTGCATATGTTGCATAAATGCAATATAATATATATATAGAAGGAAGGAAAAATGGAAAACTTGAAACCAGTCTTAGAATTTATCATCAATAACTTTAACCAAGATTGTGCTGAAGAGCTTTACAGAGAGAGAGCTGCTGTAAAAATGGAGCAAGTCAGAGAGCAAATGATCAGTATCAATAACAATCAAGGTACCATTGTTGCTCGAGCTCGACGAAGCAAGCCTAGCTTCGAGGGTAGTGAGTATTGCATTACTATCAGTGATAATCATTTTCACTGCAGCTGTATGGCGTTCCAAACCAGCAAGCGCGATGAGTTCAACCTCAAAAAACCTTGTAAACACATCATCTTTACCGCCAGTGCAGTCGCTGTACATATGGCAAAACAAACAAAATAACAACCAAAAAACGGAGTACAAAATGAAAATTAAATTAAACCAAAAAAATGAAACTAAAATTAAAAAAGCTATAAAAACTGGACTAGAATGTTCGTTTGATTTTGATGATGTTATCAAAATGGGAGATGAATTTGAAAAAATTATAGATGAAATGGGACTACCAAAAATTCATCGAGTAGGCATACAAGTTATTATTCCATTTGGAGCAAGCCCTCTTCCAAATTCGTACAAATGGAGAAAAAAAGAACAAACTGTATTGATTCAAAGATTCCCTTCAGGATGGTTTTTAACTGGTGTTTCAGATTTTGATATTCCTAAACGACCAAGAGGAAGAGGCAACGGAAATCAATATAAAATCATAATGAATGAAGATCAGAAGAAAAAACTCCTTTTAGCTATGAAAATTTATTAAGGAGCTGTAAAATGATCACTCTTAATCTTCCATCTGGTCTTGTTCTTGGAGCAAGACCATACAACACACTAACAGCTCTCTATCATTATGCTGTTAGTGATGGTTCTTTTACTGTTGAGCAGTATGCAAACGAGTGGGGATGGTCTTTACTGGAGACTTATACTTTTATCGAAAATAATCTTGCTGCAACTGCAACAAAACCAACACTAGAAATACAATGGCATAACTCTTGCAAATTAAGAATTAATTATAATAACATGTATACTAGTAATACAATTCCTAGTATTACTAGTGTTGTTGGTGTACATGAGAATTTAAATTCTAAAAAAGGTATAAAAACTCTAATCCTCAATGAAATCACTTTTGAGGTAGATCCGAACACCGATTCCAAACTTTGGTCACACGTTGAGCAATCAGAAGAGGTACAGCAGCTGCTTGAGTGTTGGGTAATCCTCCACAAAGAGGCAGGGTTCACCACCAATATGCTAACAGCTCAAGATTTATCTGCAGCCTCCTCAGCGATTTACGATGAAAATGCAGAAAAAGCGATTGCTGTTTTTGAATGGCTATTCAATTCTGAGCACTATCGAGCCAAATACTTGCGCGACAGAAAGATGATCAGACCAGCAGTAGTCATTTCAAGAGCCAAATTGGTACCAAATTTCATTTTATCACAAGATAGCAGTCTCAATACTGCTCAAGACAATAACAACACAAAAACAACCCCTTCTCTGCTCGAATTTGATGAGCAGGGGAATCTCATCGAGGAGTAAAACGATGGCAAAAGAAAGAACAATCAAAAACGGTCTTAAACTGTTTTGTGCAAATTTTAACAAATCCGATACTTGGATGGAGTCAGTATTGCCTCTCTGGACGACAACACTCAAGCAATACAAGGATCAAGTGACATATGAGAGTATCGTTGAGATATGTCAAGAACGACACCAATACACTCCAAAGCTCGGAGATGTTGTTGATAAAATCAAGAGCAAAATCAAGCAAAAGAAAATCACTACTCATAATGATCGACGCTTTTGTGATGATTGTAGATACCATTCTGGAATCAGAATTACAGTTGCTCAGTATTATCGACGTGATCAAAAAAATAGGTGGGTAGCCTCGGAGCGAGTTTGCGCTTGTACTTGTGACGACGGTAGACACACTCATCCAGGACTCCATACTTTTGAGGAGAGATTGCAGCTGCTGAAGGAAGATCCTCGAGTTGATTTGTATGCTTATCTCGTAACAAGCAAAAACAAAACAATCTTTGATTTTGAAGTACGCGATCCGGTTAGCTACTCGGAGCATATTGAATGGTTAGAGGAGCGCGAAAAAAGCGGCAAAACTATATCAAATTTACAAAACATACTGAACAAAAAACGAAATAGAGGTGAACAATGAACGGCTTTGCAAAATGGTTAAAGACTCAACTTACTGAAAATAAAATCTCTCAGGAGCAGCTTGTAAGAGCTCTTGACATCAACCGATCAACTTTACACAGATGGTTAAAAGCAGAGAGCTTACCAAATGCTTTACAGTGGAATGGTATCGCGTGTTTTTTATCTTTTGAAATCAAAAAAGAACTCAGTGAAATACTCGTAGAAATGTGTTTTAGCTTAACGGAGGTGGTGTAATGAATTCGAACAGAGAAATTCTTTTGTCCTGTATTGCTGGACTAGGTCTTTATTTTACTATGAGAGCTCTGATTTATATCGGTTGTGCGATCTGCTTACTTCTGGAGATACAATGAAATACCTCGTAATTGATACCGAAACTTCTGGACTCAATCCAATGATACATGAGCTCCTTGCTTTTGGGGCTATCGTTTTAATAGATGGAGTAGTAACAGAAACAATCGAAATCAAAATCAAACCAAAGCATCTCGAAAATGCAGATCCCGAAGCTCTCCACATAAACGGTTATAACGAAAGAACCTGGAGACGAGCTATGCTACCCGAGCAGGCTGTATATCGAATACAATCTTTTCTCTATCGTCATCAAGATGCTGTGACTGTTGGTCATAATTTCAGCTTTGATAAAAAGTTTATCCAGGCTCTTGCAAACAGACAGGAGCAGATTTTGCCGATCCCATATCCCTATCTTGATACAATGGACATAGCGCGTACAATCCTTGCTCCATACGGATTGCAATCGATGAAACTTGAGGAGATTTGCAAATTTGTAGGTTGGAAACGAAGAAGAGCTCACTCAGCTCTTTCCGATTGCGAAGATTGTACAAAAATCCTTCTCAACATGTCTCCTCCTACCTGGAGATTTATCTTGAGACTGAAAACAATGAGCAAAATCAAGAAGCTCAAAGAGTTGTTTTAAATTGAAAAGAGCAGGAGGCAAGTACACCCCTCCTGCTCAAAACAAGTACAACACTACGACAAAAAAAATTTATTCTTCTAAATCTTCAAGAATCTCAATACCAAGTTGTAACAAATCAGCTCCGAGCTCTCGGAGCTCTTCTTTTGTGAACCCGTCTTTTCCAAACTTGATCGCTTTTGCGAGCAGCTTTATGACTCTAAGCACTGAGACTTCAGTTTTAATATTTTTCATATTTTTAATTCCTAATTTATTTATTTGAACTTTATCGAACATTATCCAACCCTCAAAAATTTGGCTTTGATCTCTTGCACTATATCAACAATATGATCAACTTTTTGCTCAAGCAAAGCCAATCTCCTCTCAACATCAGTTAAATCTTTTTCGAGAGATTGTCTAATTTTTTCCTCTTTATCCTGGTAACCCTTGATCACATCATCATAACGACCGCGCAGATCTTTGATGTTTGCTTCATTTTTTGATTCGCGCTCATCAGCTCTCTTTTGCTGGTCCTTGTATTGCCAAAGAAGAAACATAGCAAAAGCCGCGTTTGCTCCTCCAGACATTAACAAATTTGTAATCGGTTCTTCCATTTTCCTCTCCTGGAGAGAGCAAGGAGGTGAGAGCTCCTTGCTCAGTTAGGAACATCAGATGAGTAAGAGTTAGCTCCAGAATAAAATTGATATGGTATCTCCATTGTTTGGAGCAGTACCGAAAGTAATACGACCATTACCAGATCCACCAGTTGCAGAAACAGAATACTGATCTTGACCAGATGGAGAAGAGGCAACTTTTTGCATCGCCAAACCATTACGATAAGCAACAACACCAGAAACGAAGTTTGCATCAATCGCAGCAGATACATCAAAAGTAGCAGCAGATCCGTTACCAGTAAAGCTCTCATAGTTTGGAGAGAAATTAACCTTTGCAGAGGTTACGGCTCCATTGTTAATCTTATCGGTAACAATTGCATTGTTACGGATAGCAGCTGTCACAACAGCCTCAGAACCGCCAGACTGAGCAAGCATACCAGAAGCAATTCCACCATCAGCAACTTTAATACCTGAGCCACCAACAGCCAAAGAGGAACCATCAAGATCAATAGTAAGATCAGATACAGCAGCTGAACCGTTGTAACTGGTCATTGAGATTCCGTTTCCAGCAGTCAAAGCGTTTAGGTTTGCACCAAGAGCAACTCCTGAGATTGTGCTGTTTGCGAGCTTTGCGTTTGAAATGCTCCCAGCGAGCATCGAATCGCTAACACCTGCAGCCTTAATTCTTAGGCTATCAGAGTTTATTTCAAGCGAAGAATCATCAACATTAACAGATAAAACTTGAGACGAGATACCAAGACCAGCTCCAGCAACACCAGAAGCAATTTCTAAATTTCCAGCATTATCAGCAAGTCCAGCTCCTTTATTGATTTTCTCTGCTGTAATCGAACCGGCGAGCATCGCATTGCTAATTCCTGCAGATTTGACTTTTAAAGCATTTGACGAAATCTCAATCGAAGAACCATCAACTTGAACAGCAAGATCAGAGCGAGCAGCTGAACCGTTGTAAGATGTCATAGCGAGAGCTGAACCACTAACAACACTCAACGTATTGAGATTGCTACCAAGAGCAATTCCTGAGATTGTGCTGTTGCTGAGCTTTGAATTCGCAATACTCCCGCCGAGCATCGCATTACTGATTCCTCCAGATTTAATTCTCAGGCTATCAGAAGCAATCTCAATAGAAGCATCGTCTACAGAAACAGCTAAAGTGTTTCCCGTTTTTGATAATCCATCTCCAGCAACGATAGTAGCAGCACCAGTGAACTCAGTGAATGTAATCGCTGTTGAGCCTAGAGTAACAGTATCATTCGTACAAACAAAACCAACGTCACCATTCAAAGTTCCTTGACGAACAAACAGAGCAGCTCCAGGAAACTCAGCTCCAGCATCTAAATCAGTTGAGCGCGTCCAGTTTGCACCAGCAGCGACGATATAAACGCCATTTTCAGAGCCTGTTGACTGGTCCTTAACTAAGACACGGTCGCCAGCTGATAACGATACACCATCAATTGTTTGCGTATTATTGAGCGTAATGTTTGCAGTTGTCGCAGCCTTAACAGAATCTTTAAAATGCAATCCAGCAGCGATGTTATCAACGTATGCTTTTGTAGCAACGTCAGAAGTTGCAGAAGGACTCGAAGCGCGAAGAGTACCGGACGAATAATCGAATGTTCCGGTTAAATCAATTTTTGCAGAGGTGACAGCAGTATTTTTCAACTGCTCCGTAGAAATTTGAATAGCCATTGTAGCAATTCTCCTATGTTAGTTTTCGATGTAGATAATCATTATATTATCGTTATTGTTTGGGGTAAAACTTGTTTGAAAAATTGTACTTGAGGTCTGAGTTATATCAGCTGGCAGTTGTAGTAAACCATTGTGATACACTTGCAGAGTATCAGATTTGTAAGCAGGATCAACCGTAAAATTTACAGTTGAGCCGTCGACTTGATCTGATATATCTGCAATCTTGTAATCAACAGTCTCAGCTCCTCCGGTCTTAAATGGAGAGGCTACTGGCATTACTCACTCCATACAATGTAAGAATTTGTAAGAGTGCATGTACCTTGATCAATTTTGATGAAAAGATAAACTTGATCAGTATTTGCAAAATGTTTAAAGGGAAGCTTGAATTCAAACGCGGCAAATCCTGAAGTTGCTGTTGTAAGACCTAAAGCCAATTGACCAGCTGTATCAGGGAAAAAAGTTAAATCTCCATCCGAATCACAACATAAACGCGCGGTTATTGTTGGAGTTGCTGAGCCTCCTGAGATGGTTTTTACATGTACATAGAATCCTTCAACCTTGTTTAAAAAGGGCCCAGAAGTATCTATAGTTTCAGCTTCTAACAAATTATGTAAATGAAATTTTGCTTTGTTAAACGAATTACCAATAAGAGTTACATCTCCAGTAACATCACTTGAGTGATAAAAATTTCCAGTTTTAGCCATTTTTCTTCTCCTTCTTCAAAATGGTTCAATCATTTATATATCAAAGATCTATTATATTCAAATCATTATTATTTTCTGGTGGTGGTGGTGGTGTTGAGGTATCAAGACTTTTTTCAATCTTTTGCTCTTTACCTCCTCTCTGAATCCGCCTCAATTCCTTGATGCGATTCTCAAGCTCCTCCTCTCTCTTGATGAGCTGAAATAAATCAAAAGATTCAGTTTTTTGCATACCAAATGGAGTCGTAAAACCGATGAGAGAGGTGAGCTTACCAATCTCGCCAAGTTTTTGAGAGCTGGTTCCTTCAGTTGCAAAAAACTTGGAATAATCTTTGGCTGGTGTTCCAAGAAACAAATAATCAAGAGCATATTTTGAAAATACGTTCCATCGTTTTTGTTGAGCTGCATTGAGCTGATAAGTATAAAAAGTTTCTTTTCCTTCTTTGGTAATACCACTAACACCACCTTTCTCTTCTCCTGTTGGAGTTGGTATAACCTGACCACCAACAACAACTTGAAGGAGAGAAGCGATCTCGTTTGGATCTTCAGAGTATGTATTTTTTATAATGTTCACATATTCAGAAGGAATTCTTTTTGCCCTACCAAATTCAGACTCCAACCCCAACAATCTTTTAAATTGAGGAGCGAGCTGCTTTTGTGTAACAGCCGAAATACCTTCAGAAGCGATTTGAGTTGCGAGTAATATTGCATCAATCGCAGGGATCGGAGGAGTCGCCAAATACCAGTCCTTCTCTTGTCCTTTTTGCACATCAAGAACCGTTCTAAACATTGTGTACTCAGGAAAAAACGCTTGATGAGGAAACCGTTTACCACCATTGAGCTCAGCAGCAAGAGCTTCAACACCACGATCAAACTTGAGCACGTTCATATATCTGTTTAATTTCTTTGTTTTTAATAAACTTTTTAAAAGAGTTGTAAAGTTTTGTCTGTTAAAACTGTAGAAAATAAAGAAATAAGAAGCTAAAGCCTTCTCAGCAGGAAACATATCATTATAATCAAAGAGAGAACGACGAGCCAACTGAGTTGCCTCTTCAATACTCCGCCCCTCTTCAAGAGCTTTGATCATCGCTCCAGCTCGAAAAACTAAATCTTCAGTAACAGTCAAATCATTGAGGTTACTTGGAGCATCTTTAATAAAATCAATAACTCTCTTTGAGATTCCTTCTCCTTTTCCTCCAGCTCGTTTTAACCAGGATAAAAACGCGTCATCGTTTACCGCACTGGTCATAAATGAAAACTCAGAACGAACACCGGATCGACGAACAGCCTCATATATATCACCATAAGTGTACACAGCTCCTCCAGGAGCACGAACAGCAATCTCATTAACTTTACGAGCTCCAGGAGAAGAAGCAAAGAACGCAACATCAAAGCCCTTCTTTGTTGCTGATGCTCCTATAACTTTACCGATTGTTGAGTACATGATAGCGTTTGCTGTTAGTACGTTTGCACCGTGAAAGCGTGGACGCATAGCAAGAAGTACAGTATAACGAAAAGAATTCATTTGATTGAAAAACTTCTTTACAGCAAGAAAACCTTTTGGAGTTGCAGAAACACTTCTCAAAAAAGTATCTAAATCTTTGGTCAAAGAAGAAGCGCGTCCTTCTGTCAGAGCTCTATTGATTTGAGAGTAGTATTCTTCTCCAACGATAGCAGCGGCAAACTTTTTATTACTACCATTGAACAAATCATCCAAAAGACTTTTCATACCAGCAAGATCAAGATGAGTATAATCAGAGAGTCCGTTTTTCCTGGTAATTACCTCAGCATATTCAATCGCTTTGCGAGCAACATCAGGCTCCAAACCTATATCAAGCAAATTGTCATATATATACGAATATGGAACAATTCTATTATGACCGAGAAGAACAGCTTCTTTAACTGCATCCTGAAAAACTTTATCATCAATATTTTTTCCAGGAAAAATTGCTGTTGTTGTTGTTGGTGTAAATTCTTTATTAATTACATTCAAGAGCTTCTTATCTTTGATGCGAGCCGTCTCAGCATTGTAAAACAAACCAAGTCCAATTTCACCTTTTACTTTCTCCAGTTCAGCAGCTTTAATCGTTTTAGGCTTAACATTTACATTAACAATTCTTTCACCATCAACAACACCAGTATCAAGTTTTACTTTCCATCCTTCAATAAACTGCTCATACAATCTCCAAAAATCGCGAGGAGAATCAATAACTTGAGAAGCAAGATCCAAAGATTCTTTTCTTAGCATCCTCTTACCTGCTTGATTGAGTATATTGTTATCGTAAAGTTTTTGAGCTCCAATCACATTATCAATGATGTTTTCATAACTCTTTGAGTCATAAAACAGACGATCAAACGACCAACGGAAAACCTCATCAAGAATTTGCTTTTGTCTTGCCAGCCCTCGAGCATCTTGCCGAGCTCCAACAGTGATCACACCAAGAGCCTCCATCCTACTTATATTTATATCAGGATCTTGAACATATAAAGCACGTTGCTCAGCACTCTTAAGCAAACCATTGATCTCTCTTTTAGCCTTTGTATCAAGCGTTGAAGCCTCCTGCTGAATCTCTTTTACCAATACTCTCAGCTCAACACTCGTATCCTTCATCGTTTGAGGTATTGATGGAGTTGTATTGTTTTTGAGTATCTTTTTTGATGCAGCAGAATACAAATCTTTTAGTACATCAAAACCACCAAACGCGCGCTCTTGAGTCCCCTCAGCCTCCAGGAGCTTCTTTTGCTCTCTTGCTGGTAATCTTGATATATCCTCTCGAGTAGCTATATCCGATTGTAATGCTCTTGCTGTATTGTCTATATTCGTATCAATGAGCAACCTATAATCATCCAGGTACAACTTGCCCTCATCTATTGACGCAGCAATAAAACTCTTTTGAGAAGGAGGAAGATTGAGCTCCTGGAGAAGAGGTTTGAGAGCATCCTGTTGCTCTTCTGTAATCTTGAAAAAGTTTGTTGGTACTCCTTCTTTTGTTACCTTGCCTCTTTGATATGCAATACCAAGAGAAGATTGTGCTGGTTTTACATCTTTTCCAACCTTAGCAACATTCGAGATACTTGAGAGCTCACGACCGAGAGGAGACTCGAGAGAAGAAGCCAGTATATCAGAAACTTTACTTTTATGACTCCAGGTATTACGAGTAACAGCAATCATATTCTCAAGAGATTGCAGGTTTGGAGTTTGCTCGAATACAACGGCTCTAGCGTATTGTTGATCAAGAAGCTTCTTTGCTTTTGTTACATCATCTCCAGCAGCACGAAGAGTATCCTCAATCACTCGAGGTTTTATTTTATAGCCTAAATCATCAGCTCGAGCAGCTGCTTTACTCTTTCCAAATTGAGCAACATCATCAAGATAACGCTGAGAATCGTCGAGCTCTTTGAGCAAACTTTTTACCTCATCAGAAGGAGCGAGTTGCTCTTTGAGCCTGAGCTTTGCAGTATCAAAATCTTCTTTGATGAGCTGCTCATCAAGTGCTTTGCTGTATGTAGTCTCTCTTAATCCAACTTCTTCCAGTTGACGAAGAGCAGCTGCTTGATCAGGAGCCGCCTCAACTATTCTTTTCGCGTCAAGAGATTGAGCAAAATCATCAGCA